GGGTATTTATACTATTTGAAATTCACGCGGTTGACCTTAACCCTAGATAGGACTTAAGGTTACGGACTTTTGAAAGGAGTGACCCCTGATGTCGGGCACCATGTTGCTTGCAATATGGTCGACATTAGCTTAAGGGGGGACCCCGACCGATCGGAGTGAGGATCGAGGGGGGCTTGCCATAATCTCGTGACGGAGGGTCCTCGGCCCCGGAGTCTAAGAGTGCGCTAGAGTTTTTTTTTATAAAAAATGCGCAAAAAGGGGTAAAGCTCTAGTAACACCGGCGGGACGCCGTAGTATTACTTACTAGAGCGGCGTCCCACGTCCCAAAACAAGGGGTAAAGTGGGCGCCTCCCCAAAACTATAAATAGAGGGTCGAGAGTTCGAATCCTTCTGTTTACAAAAAAATTAAAAATTAATTCAATTAATGCCAATGCCAGTGCTATTATCTCGGAAAGCTCGCAACAAGCGTATGCTTCCACCGTCCCCAGTGGAAATGAGGAAGAAAGCTCGAACTACCGGGGCATTCAAGTTCAGTGCCAACGTACCTGCAAAACTCGCACGTGCATTGCCGTATGTTGGGCCATCTGTTGCTGCGGCGCAGCGTATCTATCGTGGATACAAAGCTTCCCGGGCATTGTTCAAAAAGTTCAGACCCTCAACTACACGTCGTAGGGGTGGATCGGCTGCTAATAGTCGTTCTGCTGGTTACTTTAAAACTGATGGGTTAACACCCAATCAGATGAGTAGATTCTTGAATCAAGGAGTTATTTTGCATAATGAACATGGTGAAGTCATTACTGATGCAGTTAGACAAGTTATCTATGTTGGACATAGTACTACTCCTGCGAAGTCTATTATGAGAGTTACGTTTGCATCGTTATTGAAAACGTTGTTTAAAAAAGCTGGACTGAAGGTTAAAAATTGGGATTCACCAATATTATTTGGTGCTAATATTCCAGCTCGTGTTGAGTTGTCGTATAAATTGAAAGAGGGTGACCAAGAAACCTTGCATGCATTTGTGTTGACAACTGCAAGTACACTTGATAGTGTTGTGTCTGCAATGTTAACTTGGATCAATACGTTTAATGCTGATTCATTTCCTAAAGTGCTAACTCGTATTGCGTACTACCATGATATTGGAACATTTGGTAGTTCTCGGTTGATTGCGTATGATCTTGACTTGTCAAGTTGTACAGTCGAGTTCTTGTGTTTGAGTCATTTGAAGATCCAAAATCGTACTATTAATAGTACTGGTAATGACCAAGCGGATGATATTGATAACGTACCCATTTATGGTCGTTCGTTTGATGTTAATAATACTGGAACTCAGTTTCGTGATTATAACCAACCTGCTACTGCTGGTAAACCTATACTTGTTACTGATCCAGAGTTTGGATCAATTAATTATGTACCGCAGCCGTCTGCCGCTGGTACTACGTTTTATAATGAAGTTCCTATGCCACAACAAATTGTTGGTTGTAAGAGTCATGGGAAAGCTCATTTGGACCCTGGTCAGATTAAAACTTCGAAGTTGCAAACAACTAAAACGTGTGGATTGAATAAGATTATATCGTTGTATAAGACTTATAACCAGATCACTAATACTAATGTTGATATGTTCTGGATGGGTCAAAGCCGTTTTTTCGGATTTGAAAAGATGATTAATGCTGTGGCCATGACAAGCACTAATCAGTTCAATCTTGCATTTGAGCATGATTTAAAGATCGGTGCCATTTGTAGACAATATGAAAACCATCAAACTGGTATTAAATCTGTTCATTATACTGGAGGTGTTTAATACATTCTCATTGGTAAGTAAATAAAGTAAAATCTTCGTCTTATAGCCTCTGCTAGTACTGGGCAGTCAAATAACTGTTCTGGAGTGTAATTTGAAGTAATAATGATGTTCTTAGGCCGGATTTGAATAGAAGAACCTTTACATTCGGCCATGAAAGCGTAGCGGTCAGCCCAAATCTTCAAGTAGTGTCCCAATACTTTAGTATCCAAGTCATCCAATAGTACATTGTGTTCACCTTGATAACCATCCCACCATTTGTTCTGTGCTTTCAAGTATAGAGATTGACCATAACTAGCTCTTGCGTAGTGTGATTTCCCAGTACCAGGTGGACCATGAATCCAAATACCAGTGCAAGCAGCCATGTCTGTCGGTCTGGTCATGTTGTCCATAGCAATAGCCTTTAGCGTCCGGTAGTATTTGATGTATACATCTGGAGGGCAGTCATCCAATCGTCCCTCCTTAGCGGCAAGCTTAGCTCCCTCCCAGTCAGTCTTGTCGTTTCGTTTGAATGGCTTGGATCCAAGTTCAAATCGTGTACCGGCAATGGCTGTGTCGTCCTTAAAGACATATTCCTCTGCTGCCTCTGAGCGAGAGGGCTCAGCATGTACTCTGGTTCCAAACTGTTTACGAACGGCTGCGAGACGAACTGCCCGTTTGAAACTGACGAAAAGCTGCCAATGGGGCCTACCAGTATTGGTGCCAACCTCCTTCTGGCCACGAAGCCATGCAATTCCTGCTGGTAGTTCTGTTGGTTGTTGCCATGAGTCGCCAGAGTCGGTGTCATTGATTGTAAGCAGCCAGTGTCTTGCTTGTGCCATTGTAATCCCATTATGATTTTTGAAAAATGTGCAAAAATTGGCGGGTATTTATACTATTTGAAATTCACGCGGTTGACCTTAACCCTAGATAGGACTTAAGGTTACGGACTTTTGAAAGGAGTGACCCCTGATGTCGGGCACCATGTTGCTTGCAATATGGTCG